CATCGCCCCTGGAGGAGCGGGATGAAACACTTTGAATACAGCACATTACTCTTGGACAACTCCAGTTCAATCGACTCAGCAATCGCGCGTCTCAACGATGCCGGCAAGAATGGTTGGCAGGTCATTTCATTCGTGCACCCTGGCAATGTAGAAGCCCCAACCAGCCTAGGAACTTGGTCTGCACGAGTATGGCTTATGCGTGAGATGATCTAATGCCCAAGATCAAAGTCTCCTTCGAGTCTGCCTAATGCCCGACTCCACCGCCGATCGCAAATCCATCCGCCGCCTCGAGAAGCAGGTCGCCGTCGACCTTGCCCAACGCGAAGCCTTCGTCCGCACCATGATGTCCACTCTTCCGGGCCGCACCTGGCTCTGGCACCACCTCTCCTCCTGCCACTGCTTCTCCACTACCTTCACCGGCGATCCCCTCACCTCCGCCTTCTCCGAGGGCCAGCGCTCCATCGGCCTCGCCCTCTTGGCCGAAGTCATGTCCGCCTGCCCCGACCTCTACATCCAAGCAATGCGAGAATCACATGAGCGAAACACCCTTGCCGAACAACGAAGCAGCCCGCAGCCCAACGGGCGAGATCCTCGACGCCCGTCCACCGGTGACGGAGACTCCGGCGACTCCAGCCGCCACGACGACTACGACCCCTACGACCCCCCTGGAGACGAAAGCGAGTCCGACAGAGCCTTCGGCTTCGGCCACAACTAAGCCCCCTGAGGGCTCAACCCTTCTCACCGACAAGAAGGACGAAGCCAAACCCGAGGCCAAAGCGCCCGACACCTACGCGACCTTCAAGGCCCCCGAGGGCCACACTCTCGACCCCAAGATGCTTGAGTCCGCAACCCCGATCTTCAAAGAGCTCGGCCTCTCCCAAGACCAAGCCCAGCGCCTCATCGACCTCCAAGTCGCTCGTGAGCTCGAGTCCGCCAAGGCCCCCAAGGCCACCTACGATGCCCTTCGCTCCGACTGGCGCACCGCCACTACCACCCACCCCGACATCTCTGGCTTCGTCGATCGCGCCTCCGGCAAAACCGGCATCGATGGCGTCAAAGCCAACATTGGCCGCGCCCTGACCGCCCTCGGCGACCCTGCCCTCGCCACCGGCTTCCGCGAGGCCATGGACCTAACCGGCGCCGGTGACAACCCCTTCTTCGTTCGCGCTTTCAACAAGCTCTCCGCATTTGTCGTCGAGGGCTCCGCGGTCCGCGGTAACGGACCTTCATCCCATAGCCAACGTGCCCCAGGCGCCCGCCCGCCCTCCGCCGCCCAAGCCCTCTACCCGGGCCTACCCAGCGCAGGCTAACCACCCAATTCCCGCTTCCGAGCCCCAGAGAGGGTTGAACGCTAAGGCCAGATCGGATCGCAGAATGACCCATCCACCGCCTTCACCTTCCCTCCTTCTCTGGAGCCAATAATGGCAACCATAGGTAACCTCGCCCTGACCTACGCGGACTGGGCCAAACGGATGGACGACGGCTATCGCCTCTCCACCATCATCGAACTCCTCTCCCAGACCAACGAAATCCTTGACGATGTCCTCGTCATGGAGGGCAACCTCCCCACGGGCCACAAAACTACGGTCCGCACCGGCCTCCCGCAGGCCACCTGGCGCCTGCTCAACACCGGCGTCCCGAACGCCAAGTCCACCACCGCGCAGATCGTCGACACCGTCGGCAACCTCGAGACCTACGCCGTCATCGACAAAGACATCGCCGACCTCAATGGCAACACCGCTGAGTTCCGTCTGAGTGAGGTCAGAGCATTCTTGGAGGGCATGTCCCAGCAGGTCGCCTCTACCTTCATCTACGGCAACCAACACATCAACCCCGAACGCTTCACCGGCTTCGCCCCCCGCTACTCCACCGTCACCACCGCCAGTTCCGCTACCGCAGCCAACGTCCTCGATGGTGGCGGCACCTCCAATACCAACACCTCCATGTGGCTCGTAACCTGGGGCTCCGACACCATCCACGGCCTCTTCCCCAAGGGCAAAATCACCGGCCTCCAGCACCGCGACATGGGTGAGTGGCCTGTCCAAGACGCCTCTGGCAACACCTACCAGGCCTATCGCGACCACTTCAAATGGGAGGTCGGCCTTTGCCTCCGCGACTGGCGCTACACCGCTCGTATCGCCAACATCGACGTGACCCAACTCACGGGCGTCTCGGCCGCCAACCTAATCAACCTGATCGTCCGCGCACTCTATCGCCTTCCCACAGCCCCCGCGAACGCCACCTCCATCCAAACCTCCGACACTCCCGAGGTCCGCGCTAACATGGGCCGAGTGATGCTCTACTGCAACCGCATCATCCGCACCTATTTGGACCTCCAGGCCATGAACAAAACCAACGTGCTCCTCCGCCTCGAGGAGTTCAACGGCAAGGTCATCACCACCTTCCGCGGCATCCCAGTACGCACCTGTGACGCCATCCTCTCCAACGAGGCCCAAGTAACCTAAGGAGCACACATCATGATCCTCGACGGACTCCTCACCTTCGACTCCGCTGTGTCCCTGGCGATCGCCGCCGGCACCCAAGCTTCCACCAACGTCATCGACCTCGGCATCTCCTCCGGCATCCCCTCCTCCGCCAACGGCGGTGGTGCTCGCGATATCGGCATCGGCGACGACCCCGCGATGAAATTCGTGGTCCAGGTCTCCACAACCTTCACCTCGGGCGGCGCTGGTACTCTCGCCGTGGCCCTCCAGGGCGCCATCGACAACGGCTCCGGCGTTCCCTCCACCTTCGTCACCTGGTGGACCTCTCCAGCCTTCGCCCTCGCCACGCTCAACGCAGGCTCTCGCCTCTTCGACATGGACATGCCCCGTCCCCCGGACGGCATCGCCATCCCCCGCTTCATCCGCCTCCTCTACACCGTCGGTGGCGCCACGATGACCGCGGGCAACGTCTCTTCCTACCTCGTCCTCGATCGCGACGACCAGTTCTACTCCTCCACCGACAACTCCATCATGGGCGGCTACCCCGCCGGCATCACCATCGCCAACTAAGGAATCCCCCAATGCTGAACCGCATCCTTGCCTCGGCATTGGGCCTTCTGGCCCTTTGCTCCACGGCACTCTCCCAAGTCAACACCGTCCCCCAGGTCGGCACCGTCAGCGCGGTCGCCAAGCTATACACCTACTCCGCTGTCTCCCGCGCTCTGGTCCCCGCCGCCTCGGCCACCGACATCTTCTGCATCTCCGGTTCCACCGCGCGCACGATCTCGATCAAACGAATCCGCATCTCTGGTACCGCCGGCACACTCGTCACCGCGCCGTTCACCCTCCTGCGGCGCGCGAGCCTGGACACCGGCGGTACCGCCGCCACCACCACTGCTCTCCCTGTGGCCACGCCCCATCTCAGCACCGACCCAGCGGCAGTCGCTGTCCTAACCGCCTACACCGCCAATCCAACCATCGTCGACACCGCCCCACTATACCTCCGCTCCGGTTGGATCTCCCTCAACACCACCTCCGCCTTGGTCGGCCCCACTCCACTCGAATGGGACGCCGGTGAATACGTCGGCCTCTTCTCCCGGGGCTTCGACATACCCCGGTCCACCGCCGGCGCAGCGCAGCAATACTGCGTCAACCTCAACGCCGTCTCCGTCACCTCCGGTGTCCTCGACATCTACATCACATGGACAGAGCAATAATCATGCGCAAATACCTCCTCCCCACCCTCCTCACCCTGGCTCTCGGCTCTGCCTTCGTCTGGGCCCAGTCCGCTAACCGCTCCATGCAGGTCTCCCAAGACCCCACGGGCACAATCGGCTACGACACCACCCAAGGCGGTGTCTACCTCCCGGGCCACCTACTCTCCACCAAGCGGATCGGCCCCGCTCCAGTCCTCTCCGCCTGCGTCACTGGCGGCTCGCCCACCCTCGTCGGCACCGACTTCTCCGGTGTCATCACCGGAGGCACTACCGCTTCCACCTCCTGCGTCGTAACCTTCGGCACCGCCTTCCAAACCGCACCCAACTGCCTCGTCACCTGGCAAACCGGGCCCCTGGCCGCGATGTCCTGGGCAACCTCCACCACTGCCCTGACCATCACCCAGACCTCCAACGCCTCTTCCCAGATCGCCTACCTCTGCACGAGCGTAAGCTAGGAACCCCAGCCATGACCGAAGCCCCCCGTTGGCGCCTGAACAGTTCCCACTACCTAAAGGTCCTCGAACTCCCCGATGGCACCCGCTGCGAATGGGAACACAAAGAAACCTCGCGTGAAACGGGGCGCACGGTCCGCAAGCTCTACCCAGTCCCCATCCTCCTCAACCCTGCCGACCTCGCCGACTGCAACTACCCAGGCGAAATCATCGTCGCCCACGCAGTCGACGGGGCCTCCAACCTATCCCAAGACATCATCTTCGAGGGCTCTCCCACACCCGAGATGGAACCCCTCAACCCCGCCGCCCTTGCCATCACCGACTCCATGCGCTCCCGGTGGGACCACCCCATCGAAAGCCTCCCCTCCAATGGCGGTATGACCTCCGCAGAATCCGAGTTCATGCAACGAATGATGGCAGCCTTCGAACGCGTTACCCCAGCACCAGTGCCCACCCCTGCCATCACGCAGGCCCAATACGACGAACTCAAAGCCCAAGTCACTGCCCTCACCACCAAGTCCCCTGAGCGGAGGGTCTAATGCCCAGCAAATCCGCAAAGCAAGCCCGCACCATGGCTGCTGCTGCACACAATCCTCAATTCGCCCGCAAAGTGGGCATCCCCACGAAAGTGGCCAAGGAATTCAATCGTGCCGACACTGGCCGCATCAAGCCGAAGAAGGGCAAATAACCCGTGCCCTCCCAACTAGACCTAGACCAAGGCGGCACCTTTCGCCAATTCGCGCGGGTCTGGATGGGGCCCTCCGTTGGTATGCTTAGCGTACCTGTACTAGCCATCATCAACCAAACCAGCGCTGGCACTCTAACCCTCCAGCGCTGGACCAACCTAGTCAAGCTCAACGTCGCCGCTGGCGTCCTCGCCATCAACCTACCCTCCTCCAAAGCCTCGACCCAGGGCCCTCAGGCCATCCCAGGCCAATGGGTCTACAACCCCGTGATCATCGTCGACATCCGCGGCACCGCCTCTGGCGCCCTGACCGTCAACGTGAATCCCTTCGGTGGCGAGTTGATCTCCGGCCTCGCCCAAGTCCAACTCGCCACTCCCTACGGCACCTTACTTCTCGAACCCCTCCTCGACACCGGCGGATGGACCTTAGGCCAATGAAACGTTTCCTGATTGTTCTCGCACTCCTACTGCTTCCATCCCTCGCCTCCGCGCAATGCAATGGCGTCTTCCCCAACAACACCGTTTGTGGCAATGTCACAGGCGCTGCCAACACCCCGCGCGCCACCAACCCCTCGGCCTTCCTTGGCGCAGCCGGCGGCACCAACGGCCAAATCCAATACAACAACTCCGGAGCTCTTGGCGGCTTCACAGCCAACGGCGCTGTTACCATCAATACATCCACAGGACTTGTAACTCTAACACCATTATTCATCGGCTTAAGCAACACCCCAACAGCCGATGGCGCAGGCTTCACTTTCCAAAACAGCGCAAAGACTGCGTTCAATATCTACGGGCCGATTGTTCCCCCAGGTTGGGCCTACTACGACGTGACTCGTAGCGTACTCGACATGCAGCCAGGGGCCGCAGTGCAAAATAGTGCAGCTTTTGGTGCGTATACATTCAATAACAACGCAACGGGCGCAACCCCAGATGAGAAGAATGTAGTAGGCTTCTTTGTGGTTGGCGTCAATGGGGTCGATGGAGCGAGAACATGGGGCATAAATACCTCATGCAACGATAGTACACCAAACGGACTAGCGACTCTGAACAATCGCGTGTGTGTTGGATACGAGGTAGACTTCACCGCCAATGGCGCTTCGACTTTCGAGGGCATACCATTGATTATACAAGGCCCCGGGACCCCAGCCAGTGCTAGTGCTATTCACGTTTCTATCGTCCCCAGTTCTACCGCCAAGTGGACTAACGGGTTCATCGTCGATAACGGAGCGCTTGTATCTAACGGCCTCGGAGCAATCTTCGGGGCAAAGAGCGTTTCCGGAGCAAACGTCGCCAGCGTTCCTGTTCAATTTACCACTTATGATAGTAGCGGCGTTGCGCATGGGTTGACTATCTCGTCAATTCCCCTCACGACCAATGTCGGCTTATCCGTTATTGATAATGTCCTAGCCAATGGGATTGTTCTCCAAATGGGGGCAGCTGGAGCACCCGCAGGAATCTTGGCACAAGGATCAGACACAAATATCAATCTTGATATCTTTCCCAAAGGCACAGGCAGCATAATCCTAAACACAGGCGTTACACTTACCAGCGTCTCAACTTCTGCTGGAACAGGAACGTATAGTGTCTGTGCTTCCGCCACGGGAGCGTTGTTCTTGAAAACCAGCGCCGGAGCATGCCTGTGAGAACTACGCTTTTCATACTATCGTTGCTCTTAACAACCAGCGCCTCCGCGCAGTTAAAGTCCAATTTGCCTGATCTAAACGTTGAACAAGTCATGGCCGTTGCGCAAGGTCTATCCTCCCTTGATTGCATAAAGGACACAATCAAAGACGGCGTGAACGAAAAAGAAATCTGTCGTCCGTATAAATTTGGTGGTGGTCTAGTATTGATCATAGCAAAGAACCTATCCAAAGCCAGAGAAGTATCGCGGTATTATCAAGATGCACATAATCGGCTCCTACGAAGTATGGCCGATCCTTCTACAGGAAAGGTCTCGGAGTCACACATGGTTGAGTTCATAGAAGAAGACAAGAAAATATTATCCACTACAGCCGAGGTGCATCTCGATCCGATAAGATGGACAGAACTAGCAGTGGGTAACAACGCTGGGCAAAACTCAATTCCTCCTTCGGTGATTTCGTTGCTGCAACCAATTTTGGAGTATTGAAATGACCGATGCCAATGCGCCCGACTTCAAACTCGACGACTCCGTCACCGAGCGCGATCTCCTCTTCCGCATCCACCGCGAGCTCGTGACCATCCGCCGCCAGAACACCGAGATGGTCGGCTTCATGCGCGATGCCGAGGTCGAAGTCCCCGAGTCCCTCCGCCGCTTCGCCAACTACATGCACGATGTCCACGACATCAAATACATGTACGAAGAGCACGGCCAGACTCCGCCAAAGCACATCCTCAACGAGATCGAACGCCTCGACGATCGCTACCGCCAAGTCCTCAAGGCCCACAACACCGACGGTGGCGCCATCGAGAAGCTTCGCCGCGAGATGGCATCGGACCCCGACAATCGCTGGGACCACACTGCGCGACTAACCTTCAAAGGTCACAAACCCTAGGACCGCCATCATGAAGAGACTTCTCATCCCTCTCTGGCTTCTCTTCCCAACGCTAGCCTGGGCCCAGCCAGTGATCCCGCTGACCCAGGCTTCAATCCCAATCACCATCTCCACCGCGACCACAACTCGTCTCATCATTGGCATCACCGGCAAAAGCATCTACGTCACCGCGGTCGACATCATCGCCGCCGGCACTGGTAATATCCAATTCATCGCCGGCACTGGCGCCACCTGCGGAACCGGCACCGCTAACGTCACCGGCAACTACAACCTCATCGCCCAAGTCGGCTTCACCAAGGGCAATGGCTCTGGTGTCCTTTGGGTCGTTCCATCTGGAGCATCGCTATGCGCAGTCACCTCTGCCGTCGTTGGTATGCCTGGCAGCTTGGCCTATGCGCAGTTCTAGGCCTCTGTGCCGCCACTGCCCTTGCCCAGCTTGCCCAGACTGGCGCAGGTGGTGGCGTTGGTCCTGTTGCGCCAAGCGTTTGCCTAGGCGCTCTCGATCTCTCAACCGGTTGCGCTCAGGCGCTCGCCTATGGAGGACTGTTCTAATGAAGTCGCTTGTTGCAGTCGGTCTTGCAGTCGGTCTTCCGATCTGGGCCACTATCGCATATTCCCAACAACCTTCTGACCCTGTATACTGGTGCAATGTCAGTCGAGCTCAGATCTCCAACGAGCGCGACACCGCCTTGGCACAGGTCGAAACATTGAAGCTGCGCATCAGCGCTCTTGAAGCCAAGGCGACCGAGATGGCGCCGAAGAAGGAACCTCCGCAATGAATACCCTGCGCAAGATCGTAGCATGTGTCGCCGTATGGCTGATTGCTGCTCACCCAGCGCTCGCGCTCAATGACACGATCGGTGTCACAGCGGGCAGTGGCAAGACCGCAAATCTGATCGCTTTCGGTGGCGGCACCGTCATCAGCGAGGTTGGCATCTGCGACGCGACGACGATTAACCAATGCGCTGCGGTCGGGGCGGGCGGTGCCTTGCTCGTGACGGCAAATGCGGGCACCAACCTCAACACCTCGTTACTCGCCCTTGAAGCCGGCGGCAACCTCGCAGCCATCAAGCCCGGAACTGATCGGTTGATTTCGTCGGCTACGAACATCGTGGCGGGCTCTGCGCTAGCTACGACCTCGTTCATCATCG